TGCCAAGAGCTTTTTCTGGTTGCCTGTGGAATTATTTTTGTATGCATGGTAGGGTTCTTGGGACTTGAACCTCGGACCTTGGACCTATGGCTGACGACAAAATTGAAGGCATCATTGCGCAGTATCTGAGCATGGGCGACATTGCGCGTATGCGTGACGACCCGACGGGTGGTTATTTGTCTACAGAGCGACAGATCCACCGTCTTGGTCCGGACAACCGTGACACCACCCGTCATCTTCCTTTGGAGACGAAGAAAGGCAGTATTCCCGTGGGGGTGTCCGAGGCGTATCGCGATCTTAGGTATGATGACTTTATTGGGTCTGATGACTTTGATAATCGCCCTGGTCTTCCGTTTTATCATCCTGAAACCAAAAAATACAAGTCGTTTGACCTAGGTAAGCCAAGCTTAACGAACCCAGATGCAACAAACATGCTGGAATTATACATGGGCGAAGTTCTTGCTTTACAGCGCAAGGCCGAGGTCGGAGAAGCGAGTCCCGAGGAGCTAGAACTTCTGGACGCATATAACGAGTTCTTTAGAACACGAACGGGAGGATAAGATGTCCGTGATTCCATTTAAAGAAGACAAAGACTTCAAGAAGCACAACCAGAAGGTTACTGAAGAGGCTGCGAAGGAGCTTCAGGAGTTTGTCCAGGAGCTAGAGTCGTTGGACGCGCAGATGGCGGACTTGCAGCGGGATCGTCAGGACATTTTGACGGTTGTGAAATCGAAGGGTTACAACGTGAAGGCGTTGCGCCGGTTGTTGGCAGAGCGCAAGCGCGATGCTGGTGAGTTAGCGGAAGAGAAAGAGATGATCGAGCTCTACCGCAACTTATTGTTATGACATAGTAATCGCATAAAAGCTGTGCTAGGGTCTGCTCGAAAGACACCCAAGCGCGGTGATTTGTAGTGTCGAAAAGCAAGAGTGTAGGGCGGGCAGGTGAGTTCCTGGCTGCGTACATATTGGAGACGTATGGGGTTGAGGTCCACCATGTGGATCGCGATGGGGCGGATCTATGGTGCAAGGTCCGAGGTTCGATACTCACGGTACAAGTTAAGTCGAGTAGCAAGCCCATGCGTTACGGCCATGAAGCGAAGGAGATGTACACGTACCACACTCCTAAGATTGACGTTGATTGGTATTGTTTTGTTGCTTTGGACAAGCAGTTATTGTTGATGAGGAAGAGTGATTCGTTTGAGACGTCGAAGCTTCGGATAGCGCCGAATGAGTTCAACGAGGTAAATCAGCGAAGAACGATTGAGGAATTTATGGAAAGCTGTTAGAGTTCCTTGAACCTTGGACCTTGGAGATAGACATGGCTCCCAAAAAATCCCTACGCCCTAAGATGCGTGACGATCGCCCTTACTTGCCTGAACATGAGATGCCGGTAACCCGTTCGGTTACTCGTGATGCGATTGAGCCGACGTCTTCGGTTCGCCCCAAGGCTCGTCCTAAGTACATGGAAGAAGAGGCGGCGGCTGTAGAGCGTGGCAACCGTGGTTCGAAGTACGAGGCTGAAGACTACATGATCGGCAAAGAGGGTTATGCTGGCGGCGGTATGGTCCGTGGCTGCAAGACTTCGCAAGTTTCCGGTAAAGGCTTCAAGGGAACATACTAATGGCCAATATGGTTGGGGGTCAGGTTACTCAGGACTTAGCCACGCAGCGTGATGCTGTGGATCTGAGCCGGGCGTTGGTTCTTGGTCGCGTTCAGCGCGGCGGCAAGGATCTTGTTATGATTCGGTATCCGGATGGCCGGATTGAGTACGTAGACGCAGCTCGACTTCCCAACGCTCAAGTTGGTTCCCCTGTTGGTGGTTCGGTTCCTGCTACGCCTTCTGAAGAGTTGATGCAGCCTCCGGTGGAAACGGCGATGTCGTATGCACCTGAGTCGTCGCTTCGTCCGCGGTTAAATCCTAGGATCTCGACCCAAGGTTCTACGGAGGCACCGGCTGCACAGGAGGCCCCTGTTACTGGGTCTGGCGGTGACTTTAACGATTACATCCGTGAGCAGGCCAAGCGGTACGGGATTCCGGAGAACCTGGCGTTTTCTGTGATCACTCAGGAGAGCGGCGGCAAACAGAGTGCCGTAAGCCCCAAGGGTGCGACTGGGATTATGCAGCTCATGCCTGGCACGGCAAAAGAGCTGGGCGTTGATATGAACGACCCCTACCAAAACATTGAAGGCGGCATGCGCTACCTGTCTCAGCAGAAGGAGCGTTTTGGTACGTGGCCCTTGGCTTTGGCGGCATATAATGCGGGCCCCAATGCTGTTGAGAAGTATGGCGGGATTCCTCCGTTTGAAGAGACGGAACTCTATGTTCCTACTATTTTGAATCGAGCAGGCATGGCCGACATGGTGCCTGCGGATGACCAGAAACGATACCGTGTTCCCGTTGTAATGACTAGTGATGCGATGGCCAGTGGTGGTGACCAGACAGCCTCCGAAGAGCTTGCCGGCGAACGGTATTACGGTATGTTTGGTAATGAGTATGCTTCTCCGTCTGAGCGCACGAAGGCGGATGCGAAGATGCTGAAGGAGTCGGGCGAACGGTATTATGGTATGTTTGGTGATGAGTATGTTTCTCCGTCTGAGCGCACGAAAGCGGATGCGGAGATGCTGAAGGAGTCGAAAGTAGCTAATAGGATGCAGGCATACGGTGATTCACTTGATTACCTGGCTGATGCATTAGAATATCTAGATCTGTCACAAATAGCGAAAGGGCCGAAGATGCCGAGTTCGGTAGGGCCGGGAGTTTATCGTCCGCAACGCGGATCGGGGACAAAGGCACTGCAAAGGTTTGGTATCGCCAGCTTAGCATAATGGAATACAAACCATTCGCCATAGAGCGTTTGCGGGACATTTTAAGACTAGGGATCGCCATGCAACAAGAGGGGGCATATAGCGTGATCCCTTTTGATATTGAGAAAGCTGCGCAGTCCATTGTTCACATGGTCATCAACAACCCTAATGGATTTGGGATGTTGGCTTACGACGGCGACAAAGCCGTCGGAATGATTGCAGGATCCCTTGCTCCTTACTTCTTTGGCCGAGGAACACTGGCCTCTGACTTTGTTTGGTATGTCGAACCCGAGTACCGAGGTTCGAGGGCCGCGATCCGGTTGCTCAAGGAGTTCAAATCTTGGTCCACGGCCATGGGTGCAACGGAGTTGTACATGGGTGTGACGACTGACATTTCTTCTGCTCGGACTGGCAAGCTTCTGACGCGCCTAGGGTTTGAGCATGTTGGCGGCAATTACAAGGTTGAGTTGCATGGCTAGTCTTGATGCTCTACCTGATGATGTACTGAAAGAGATTTTGGCTCTGAAGGAAGCCAAGATTAAGCTTGAGATCCGGGACAAAGCGACGAACAGCTTCATGGCGTTTGCGCATCATGTCTATGAGAACTTTATCGAGGGTGCGCACCACCGCGTCATTGCTCAGAAGTTGGAAGCGGTGGCTCGCGGCGAGATCAAGCGGTTGATTATCAACATGCCGCCTCGTCATTCGAAGTCTGAGTTTGCGTCGTTCCTGATGCCTGCTTGGTTCCTGGGACGCAATCCGAAGTTGAAGATCATTCAAGCTACGCACAACACTGAGCTTGCTGTGCGTTTTGGCCGTAAGGTGAGGGACTTGATCGATGATCCGCAGTATAAAGAAATATTTCCGAATACCGTTCTTAAAGAAGACAACAAGGGTGCAGGTAAGTGGGGTACAGACAAAGGCGGCGAGTATTTCGCAGCCGGTGTTGGCGCAGCCGTCACGGGGCGTGGTGCGGACTTGTTTATCATTGACGACCCTCATTCGGAACAGGATGCGCTAAGCGAGACTGCGTTCGACCACGCTTACGAATGGTACACTTCTGGTCCCCGACAGCGTCTTCAACCTGGTGGTGCAATCATTTTGGTTATGACACGCTGGGGTAAGAAGGATTTGACGGGTCGTTTGCTGGCAAACCAGTCAGCTGATACCATGTCGGACCAGTGGGAAGTTGTTGAATTTCCTGCGATTTTACCTTCTGGAAATCCACTTTGGCCTGAGTTCTGGGAGAAGGATGCCCTTCTTTCGATCAAAGCCTCGCTGCCGGTACAGAAGTGGTCGGCACAGTGGCAGCAGCAACCCACCAGTTCCGGCTCGGCTATCATCCGCAAAGAGTGGTGGAAGACGTGGGAGAAGGAAAAGATCCCGCCTTTGAAGTACGTCATTCAGGCTTATGATACTGCGTTCTCCAAGAAAGAAACGGCGGACTACTCTGCAATTACGACATGGGGTGTGTTCGAGCCGGACGAGGGCGGTAGGGATGCGGTTATCTTGCTGGACGCCCAGCGCGGGAGGTGGAGCTTCCCGGAGCTAAAAGAGGTAGCGTTCGAGGAATACAACTACTGGGAACCTGACATGGTCATCATCGAGGCCAAGGCGACGGGTAAGCCTCTGATTGACGAGCTACGTCTTAGAGGTATTCCGGCCCTGGGCTTCTCTCCTGGTAGACGCGCGGGCGGCGGTGGTGTAGATAAGACAACTAGAATGCATATGGTATCCCCTTTGTTTGAGGCGGGCTTGGTTTGGGCCCCTGAAGACAAAAGGTTTGCCGAAGAGGTCGTAGAAGAAGTTGCGTCATTTCCGAATGGCGATCACGATGACTTTTGTGATAGTATGACCTTAGCATTGATACGTTTCCGTCAAGGCGGGTTCGTAGCAATACATGATGAAGAGATGCTTGATTTCTCAGATCAGGTGCCTCGTAAACGGGAGTATTATTGATGGCGCTACCTCCGCAGCCCTTTGGCAACATGGTAGAGCGTGACACTGGCCCGCTTGGTCCTATGGACGGAGCGGGTGTAGACATTCCGGTAAACATGCCGGAAGACTTTGCTGGTGGCGCTCAGATAACCGAAATGCCGGATGGCGGTGCTTTGATCGAAGCATTGACCGGCATGCCAATGGGTGGTTTTACGGAAGAAGAGCTGATCCCGTTTGATTCAAACCTTGCAGAGTTTCTGGAAGACGACACTCTAGGAGAGATTGCATCAGATCTTGTAAGCGCCTACGAGGACGATTTGGCTTCTCGCGCTGATTGGGAAGAGACATACACCAAAGGGTTGGACCTTTTAGGTGTTCGTTCCGACGAGCGAACAGAGCCGTTTGAAGGTGCGTCTAATGTAACGCACCCTCTGATTGCGGAAAGCGTAACGCAGTTCCAAGCGCAGGCTTACAAGGAGCTGCTGCCGTCTGGTGGCCCCGTCAAGACACAGGTTATTGGCCTAAACACTCCAGATCGTTTACAACAGGCTAACCGTGTTAAAGATTACATGAACTACCTGATCATGGATCGCATGGAAGAGTATGATCCCGATACGGATCAGATGCTGTTCTATCTTCCCTTGTCGGGTTCTACGTTCAAGAAGATCTACTTTGACCAGACCAAGCAGCGTCCGGTAGCCAAGTTTATTCCAGCCCAGGACGTGGTCGTACCTTATGCTGCAAGTGACTTGCGCAGCACTCCCCGCATTACGCATGTTTTGAAGATGACCGATAACGAGGTGCGCAAGCTCCAAGTTTCGGGGTTCTACCGCGACGTTGAGTTGTCCGATGGTTCGGATGAGGACGAGAACGAGGTTCGCAAGAAGGTAGACGAGATTCAGGGCACCTCTCGTTCGTCGTACACGGATGATGTTCGTACGGTTCTTGAGATGCATGTTGAGTTGGACCTAGACGGCTTTGAAGATGTCGGCATGGACGGCGAGCCCACGGGCATTAAGCTGCCGTACATTGTGACGATTGACGAAGTCAGCAATGAGGTCTTGGCGATCCGCCGCAACTATGCGGAAGGTGACCCCACCAAAGAAGCTATTCCCTATTTCGTGCATTATAAATTCCTGCCGGGTTTGGGTTTCTATGGCTTCGGTCTGACCCATATGATCGGCGGGCTGGGTCGCGCGGCGACCAGCATCCTGCGCCAATTGATTGATGCTGGCACGCTGTCGAACCTTCCGGCAGGCTTTAAGGCGCGCGGCATTCGCGTTGCTAACAGTGACGAGCCGTTGCAGCCGGGCGAGTTCCGCGACATCGATGCACCGGGTGGCAACATCCGTGACGCCATTATCCCGCTTCCTTATAAGGAGCCGTCTGCAACTCTGGCACAACTGCTGGCTGCGTTGATTGAAGGCGGTCGCCGTTTTGTTTCGGTGGCGGACAACCAGGCTCAGAACATGGGCCAGGAACAGCCTGTCGGCACAACTGTTGCGCTGTTGGAGCGCGGCATGAAAGTGCTGTCGGCAATTCACAAGCGCCTGCATCACGGACAGAAGCAGGAGTTTAAGATCCTTGCTCGCATCATTGGCGAGAACATGCCTGCGATGTATCCGTATGAGCTGGAGGGCCAAGGTCAGCAGCTCAAGCAGCAGGATTTTGACGGGCGCGTAGACATCCTTCCGGTCAGTGATCCGAACATCTTCTCCATGGCGCAGCGTGTTGCGCTGGCCCAGGAGCAGTTGAAGCTGGCTCAGACCAATCCGCAGATGCATAATTTGCATGCTGCGTATCGCCGGATGTATCAGGCTCTGGAAGTCCAGAACATCGATGAGATTCTTCCTCCTCCTCCGGAACCACAGCCTATGGACCCGGCCATGGAGAATGGCCGCGCTATCGTTGGAACGGCTTTGCAAGCATTCCCTGACCAGAACCACGAACAGCACATCCAGGCACATATTCAATTCTTCCGTTTGCCGTTCGTTCAGGCTACCCCGCATGCTCTTACAGGGCTTCTGGCTCACATCATGGAGCACGTTGCCATGATGGCACGTCAGATGATGGTGACGGAAACTCAAGAGCTGATGCAGCAGATGCAAATGGCTGTGCAGACTGGGGCGATTAACCCACAGCAAGCGCAGCAACAAATTCAGCAGACACAAGCTGCTCTTCAAGATCCGAAGCACGCGGCTGATTATGCGGCATTGTTGCAGCGTCAGATCCTGGAGAAAGTTCTTCCGGAAATTATGCCGCCGCAGCCTGACCCGATGGCAGATCCGTTGGTTCAGATTCGCAACGCTGAACTCCAGCTCAAGCAGCAGGAGTTGATGCAAGACGGTCAGATTGACCAAGCCAAGCTTGCCGTGGAGCAGGCCAAGATGCAGCAGAAAGCTGCGGGTGAAGCTGCTCGTTTGGAGCTTCAGGAGGAGATCGCAGACGATCGCAACGCTGTGAACCGTGAACGTATCGCTGTTCAGGCGGCAATGGCAATGCAAAGAAGGGGTTAAAAATGGGACCTTATCAACAACCTACTGGGATCTATGCTCTGCTGCAAGATCTATACACGCCGCAAGAATACAATCCGGCAGAGTACACCCTTATGGGGTATGACACTGGCGCTTACTTGGGTGGAGTGCCTGTAGGTTCGTATGACATGACTGCGGCAACTGGGCCACAGGGTTCGTACTACGCCACAGAAGCTCAAGGTGCGATGGCTGACCCTGCCGCTCAGAACGCAGCAGTGGAAGCGGCTGCAGCTGCAAACCAAGAGGCGGCCAGGTTGAGAGGCGACGTAGTTGAGTGGGATCCAAGCCAAGGTATTGCAGCCTTGCAAGATCCGTTTGAACAAGAGCGAGTTCTTAGAGAGGCCGACTATCGCGGTCTCATATGGGATGAGGGCCGCAAAAACGCTTGGGACGCAATGGGTAGTCAGGTTTATTTTGACGGCAAGGCTGGGCGTGCGCAAAGAGATATAACGTATCGCTATGGTCCAGATGGTCGTATTAAATACGCACAATACGAGGGTCCATAAGATGCCACTAAAGAAAGGTAAATCGCAAAAAGCTATTTCGGCAAACATCGGCACCTTGCGTGACGAAGGTTACCCGCAGAAGCAGGCGATTGCGATTGCCTTGTCTAAAGCTGGTAAATCTAAGAAACAAAAGAAAGCGGACGGTGGGGTGATTGAATCCTTCAGCCCGATCGCCCGCCCTCAAACTTTCCGCGGAGTATTCTGATGCCAGCTATTACAATTGTGTTCGGGGAGATGACCCCCGTTGATAAGATGGAAGAAAACGAAAGCGGCAAGAGCTGCCCGCTTCCAACTCAGGATCCAGATCTCAACGCCACGAACAAAGAAAAGGCGATTGAGACTGCAGATTATCGTGACCCGGCAGACAGTGGCGCTTTCCGTTTGACGGACGTTTGCGGTAATTGCGCAGCGTACAACCAAACGGAAGATATGCTGGAATGCATTGGCGACGAGTCCGGTGATTTGGGTTACTGCCAGCTGTTGAAATTTGTTTGCTCTGCCGATCACACATGTGACAAGTGGGCAGAGGGTGGTCCA